TAGAACTGGCTGGTTAAAAAATTCGTGGGATAAATGATGCCAACTTATGACTACAAATGCCAACAATGTGGAATTACAGTCGAAGTCAGCCATTCCGTCTCAGAACACGGTCCTCGATGTGATTGTGGAGAAGTTATGCAGAAAGTTTTTACCGCTGTACCCACTATTTTCAAAGGTGACGGATGGGCAGGAAAACAATGACTAATCTGTCTAGAAAACGCCGAGGTCGAGAGACTGAATTGATCTTTGCTGAGTACTTAAAGCGAGAAGGTTGGATTTATGCCGAGGCAAGCAGTTCTTCAGCATCAGGTACAGATATAAAAGGAGTCATTGGAGTTGATTGGGAATTGAAGGCTAGAGCAGACTTTGATCCAAAATCAGCGATGAAACAACAAGCAAAACGAATCAAAGAAGGCGTCATCCCCATCGCTGTTTTAAGACAGAATGGACAAGGTGAAGCTGATATAGAAAATTGGCCAGCTTGTGTTCCAGTAAGCGTAATGATACAACTACTGAAAGAAGCAGGTTACTTGTGACGATTCGAGATTTAGATTTTAAGGTCGAAGCAGCTGAGTGGACTAAAGATGCTAATTGTACTGATCCAAGCATAGATCCTGATTGGTTTTTCCCTGATAGCGAACATCCAACGAATCTAGAACAAAGAGCAGCATTGAGCATATGTAAAAACTGTCCAGTACAAATGCAATGCTTAGGGTATGCAATTAAAAATTGGCCAGTGTATGGAGTATGGGGCGGCATGAAAAATAAAGATATAAAAGATCTAGTCCGACAAATAAAGGAGCAAAAATGAGTGCAGCAATAACAATCAAAGGCCGAATAGGTAAAGACATGGACATAAAGTTTACACAAGCAGGTAAAGCTTATGTTCCATTTAGCGTTGTGTCTAATACACGCAAGAAAGTTAACGAAGAATGGGTAGATGCGGACACAAGTTGGTGGGAATGCAAAGCTTTTGGAGGTTATGCCGAGGCTCTTGTAGATAACATCAAACGAGGTTGACAAAGACGGAAATAAGCGCTCGTCATATGAGGTCCTGGTTGATACTATTGCAAAGCAAATTGTTGTGCAAAAATATCATGGCACTCCAAGATCTAAGAATCCAGATCCAGTTGCTTGGGATCCTACAGAAGCGGTGTTCTAATGTCAGTTAAAGCGATGACCTATGTTTGGGAAAACTCTCCCTACAATGGCAATGCTTTAATTGTCCATTTAGCATTGGCAGATCATTGTGATGACCAAGGTATTTGTTGGCCAAGTCAACAGTATTTGGCAGATAAGTGCAAGATCAGTGTGAGGCAGATCCGTAGAATCATTCACCAGATGATTGCTGATAACTATTTGTTTATAGAACAGCACTCAAGAGCTGGTATTTCTAATAATCGTTACAGATTGTTATACAAAAAGCCGCAGGTCACTGATGTCCTGTCCACGCATAATGACGACCCTGAAAGTCCTGCGGCTGAGGTCACAGCTATGGCCAGCGGTAGAGGTCAAGCTGGTGGCCACCCTAATCATCATATAACCATCAATAATCATCAGAGAAAAGGTCCACCAGAAGAAGTTAAATTGTTAATGGAAAAGCTAAGGAAGAAAAATGGATAAATGCCTTAGTTGTAGAGGGGTAAGTGAGAAAGGTGCTTGTCCACATTGCAGAAGAAGATTAAAAAAAATGCTAAATGAGTTAATTGCATTCATAGATCTTCTTATTGCTAATCCTTCCCTAAGACAACAGGTATCTTCTAAGCAAGAAGGCAGAGGCTCATTATCTGATAGATCAGTAATAAATATCCAGGTTGTAGATCTTATTGCTAAAACAGGTGTTCAAAGTGTTCTTCAAGCATGGTGCGAGTATGTAGTAGAAACAAGAGAGTTGGACACTAATTGCTTAAAATCTACAAAAGAAACAAACAAACTACATATGTTGCATCGTGTATTGGATACTCATAATGAATGGTTAGCAGATAGTGAACTGTGGACTGATTACTACAATGAGATCAGAGAACCATGGACAACACTAAGAGGTATTATTTATGGTGAGAGAAAACCACCTAAGGCTGTTAAGTGTCCTGTACAAGATTGCATTGGTAGTTTAAGATTAGAACCTAATGGTGATGTCCATTGTCTACACGACAACACACATCAATGGGCATATGAGCAATGGTCAAGATTGGCTAAGCTCATGGTAGAAACCTCTGTACAATCACAGTGATGTAATTTATAATAGGGATTACCGAACTACAGCTATCTAAAAAATCGGACGCTAATGAATAAACCATGCTTAGATTGTGGTGTGTTAGCAAACAAACCTAGATGTCCTATGTGCAATAAGAAGTATCAGAAGTTTAAAGCAACCTCTCGTCCTTCACGTGCAGATAGGGGTTACGATGCAAATTGGAAAAGGTTATCAAAACAACTTAGATTGCTACAACCTTATTGCACTATTTGTAAAGCAACCAACGATTTGACTGTGGATCACATAATCCCGTTATCGAGTGGTGGTCTCACAGTTGAATCTAATCTTCAGGTTCTATGTAGAAGGTGCAACAGCAGCAAAGGCTCTAACGATTTGTTATCATAAATCCTAGAGATGGCCAACGGGTAGTATGGTATGGCCTAAATCTTCATGTATAAACCGCGCTGGATACCCCGCAGCCATGGGAGCGTACAAAGTATCAAAATTATTGATTTGACCAAACTGGAGGAATTTGATGACCGCGGGTCGTCCACGCAAACCTATTGAACAAAAGCGCAAAACAGGCCGAACTCCTACAACGGATTCAGGCGGACGCAAACTTCCTGATGTTCAAAAGATAACTGTCTTGCCGATGGCCGATGGTATTCCGACTCCTCCAATGGATCTTGGTCTCGAAGGCAGAGATCTTTGGGCAAAAGCTTGGGACCGAGCAATCACTTGGCTTTCTCCTGTAAGTGATTTAACACAAGTCCATCATGCGTGTCGAGTTGCAGATGATCTTAATTTGGCAAGAACAGTTTACAATACGACACGTGATTCACAAGACGGGCGGCTTGTGGTTGCATTGAGTAAATCTTTCCATGAGGCTTTGGCCTCGTTAGGATTTACACCTACATCTCGCTCGCAATTAGGCGTAGCGGAGGTTAAGCGTGTCACAGCTCTCGAACAACTTATTGCTACCAAACGAGCCAAGTAATTCTTGGCCTCCTAAGTGGCTTACACCTGTTTCTGAAGAAGATCAACTACGTGGCGATGGTCCTGTCTTTAAGCAGTTCGCTGAAACAGTATGCCGCGTTACTAAAGACTCACTAGGTGGACAAGCAGGAGAGTTAATTCGTTTCCGCAGTTGGCAAGAGAACCTTCTTAACCATGCTTTAGCAAGAAAAGAAAACGGTAGATTTAAGCACCGCATTGCTTTAATTGGAATGGCACGTAAAAATGGCAAGTCTGCTCTTGGTGCTTCTGTCGGTTTAGCAGGTTTAACGCTAGGTGGACAAGGTTCTGAGATCTATTCATGCGCAGCAGATAGAGAACAAGCACGAATTGTGTTTGGTACTGCTAAGCGAATGGTTGAATTAGACGAAGAACTGTCTAAGATGTTTACTCTTTACCGCGATGCAATCGAATATAAAGATACAGGTTCTGTCTATAAAGTCCTCTCGGCAGAGGCTTACACAAAAGAAGGTCTCAATCCGTCACCTCTTGTGATCTTCGATGAAGTTCATGCGCAGCCAAATCGCGAACTTTGGGATGTAATGTCTCTTGCCGGAGGCGCAAGATCTGATTCTTTGCTGTTCGGTATTACTACGGCTGGTGTAAAAACTCAGACCGATGGCCAAGATTCTTTGTGCTACTCGCTTTACCAATATGGTCAGCAACTAGTCAAAGGTGAATTAGAAGATCCATCGTTTTTCTTTGCTTGGTGGGAACCAAAGAATGTCGAGGCAGATCATCGAGAACGATTCATGTGGGAAGAATCAAACCCAGGTTTTAACGACATTGTCGACTCTGAAGATTTTGAGTCTTCGGTGCTTAGAACACCAGAAGCAGAATTTCGAACTAAGCGAACTAACTGCTTTGTTTCAACAGCTACTGCTTGGCTCCCTACCGGAAGCTGGGACGCATTGGTTGACAAGGACAGAGTGCCAATGCAAGGTGAAGACGTCATTCTCGCATTCGATGGAGCCTTTTCTAACGACTCTACAGCACTAATTGCGTGGCTTGTAGGTTCTGAAAAACCACATTTAATGGTTGTAGGACTATGGGAAAGACCTCTTGATGCAGATCAAGCGTGGCATGTGCCTGTTGCAGAGGTTGAAAAGACCATCATAGACACTTGCAGAGACGGTAGATTTAACGTAAAAGAGATTGTTTTCGATCCTGCACGATGGAATAGAACTTTCATGGTACTAGATGAAGATGGTTTACCATGCGTTTCGTATCCAAACTCGGCTGAACGTATGGTTCCTGCAACACAAAAGTTTTATGAAGCTGTAGTTAATCAGTCATTTACTCATGACGGAGATGAACGTCTTGCACGACATGTGGCTAACTGCGTTACTAAGCAATCATCAAGAGGGGTAATGGTTGCTAAGGCTTCATCTAGAAGAAAAGTAGATGCTGCGGTTGCTTCTATCTTTGGTTATGACCGAGCAACACAACCTCCACAACCTAAAGAACCTGTTGCCAGGTATTTCTCGATACAAGTATGAGGAGCATCATGAAAAAACTTGACTTTGCTTTATTAACAGAATTGGCAGGAGTAATTCTTGTCGCCATCGGGGTCGCTATGTTCTCAGTTCCTCTTGCGCTAGTAACGGTAGGCGGATTTCTTATTTGGGCTACAGAAAAGGCTAATTGATGACCGCTGGTATCTACAATACAACCATAGATCAAGGTTCTGTGTGGTCAGTTGTACTCGTTTACACTGATTCTAACAACGTACCTGTGAATCTAACAGGCTATACAGCATCAATGCAACTACGCCAGAACTATAATTCTACGACTGCAGACCTAACTTTGACTACAGCAAATGGTGGAATCACTATTGTTGGTGCTACAGGAACTATTACAATTAACGCAACAGCTACTCAAACAGGTTTGCTTGAATCAGGTTTTTATGTTTATGATCTTGAATTGACATCAGGTTCAAATATTTCACGTTTAATCCAAGGTCAATTAACAGTTGCAGAGCAGGTGACACGATAATGGCAGCCAATAAAGTCACCATCAATGAAACTAATAACACAGTTGAGATCTCTGCGCCTGGTCCTCAAGGTGCACAAGGACCAACTGGTCCTACTGGTTCTACTGGACCAACTTGCGTAACAGGTCCGACAGGTTCTACCGGACCAGTTGGCGCAACAGGACCAACAGGACCGACTGGAGATACAGGACCGACTGGACCAACAGGATCTACCGGGCCAATTGGAGCAACCGGACCAGTTGGAGCGACAGGTCCAACTGGATCTACGGGCGCAACTGGACCACAAGGAATTCAAGGAGATACTGGATCAACTGGACCGACTGGTCCGATTGGTGCAACTGGACCAACTGGTTTAACCGGTGCAACTGGTTCAACAGGACCTACAGGACCTGTTGGAGCAACAGGACCGCAAGGTATTCAAGGCGTTCAAGGTATTCAAGGTGAGACAGGTGCAACAGGACCAATTGGTGAAACTGGTGCAACTGGACCAACAGGTTCAACTGGAGCAGCATCGACAGTTCCAGGTCCAACAGGACCAACTGGACCTGCTGGTGCAACTGGACCTACTGGACCACAAGGAGATGCATCAACAATTCCTGGACCAACAGGTCCTTCAGGTGCAACAGGACCTAGTGGAGCTCAAGGAATAGCAGGACCAACAGGTTCGACAGGACCGACCGGGCCTACAGGACCAGCAGGAGCTGATGGCGGTTCCGCAAACTACTACGATTACACTGCAGATACTTCATTAACTACAGGAGATCCTGGTACTGGTCAACTTTTGTGGAACAATGCAACACAGATTTCTGCAACACAAATAAATATCAATCACATTAACGGCGATAACGTTGATGTAGATATATTCTTAAACTTAATTAAAGCAACCGATGGTTTAATTATTCAAGATAAAAATGTTTCTGGTAATTTTCAGAAATGGACAGTTTCTGGAACACCAGTTCAGCAAACTAATTATTTAGAAGTTCCAGTTACTTTTGTTTCATCTGGCGGAGTT